TAGTGGTCTCCTGATTGATGACTTCGGCCTTAAGTGCTCCACCGGTGATCGAGTCATACATCCCCGTCAGGTTGATAGTGATCGCCGCATCTCCCTCAGAATCCGTCGGGTCAACACTTGTGATCCGCGCCTTGGGGATGATGTAATTGATCGTGTACTTGTAGGCGGTTCCGGCCTCGGCCGTCGACTGCGCCTTAAAGGTGACGTCGGTCAGCTCCTGCCCCGTGACGTACCGCTCCCACGGGACGACCGTTGAATCCAGCAGAATCACAAGCTGCGCGGTTACTGTTCGGGCTCCCCGTAACAGCTTGCCAGCATAGGCCGGCGTTGTCGTCGTCGCGTCATAGGTTAGCGTCTGCGTGCTATCACCGGGGCAACGATCATTCAGCCGTAGGTTGTTGGCAACCTCGACCGACCAGCTCCGGAGCGTGCAACCCGATCCTGAAAAAGTCGTCGTACCATCGGCATCCGTCCAGTAGACCGACACACCCGCGCCAGTCAGACAGGCCGCGATATCCATCGTTGACGGCAGTGAGGTCAGGCCGTGCGGAGTCGTGAACTTACCGGATCCAACGATATCGGCGGAGTATTGTGGTCTATCGGCCCGATTCTGAGAGAGTCGAAACCGATCGACCACGCATCCAGCGAATCGATGGCTTGCACCGCCAAGCTCTGCTGCCATAGCAAAGGACGGATACTGGCGACCACTGGCAATCGGCAGCATACTGCACGAATGCTTGTATGCCGTCGTGCCGCCCTGCTGCGCCGTCGTCACTGTCCCGCCCAGGGCACGCAACGCCAGACGTCCGGCGATGGCATAATTCACATCATCGGTGAAGGTCACAGCCGGATGGGTCAGGTAGTTCGCACACCACTGAGTTGCAAACTCGTGGCCGTTACCTGGTACACCGGCATCGTTCAGGAACTCCACCTGCGGCAGCACAAAGGATGCCTGCTGGCTGCGGATTTTCGCGTAATTGCTACCAGTGGCGGATCCGTCATTGTATGCGGCCTCCACTGTCTTGGTGACGTATAGGGCAACGTCATTACTCAAATATTGCGGCATAGTGCCTCCTTAGCAAGGGTCAATGGTGATTGAACCTACGGCGAAATGCAGAAGCTCGCCGCCATACACATTCAGGTCAATAGCCCATCGTATGGGCTGTCTGCGCTTCAGCGCGTTTGCCAGGCTGGCCACGTCATCAAGCGCGGCCGTGATTGCGTCGAGTTCCGTATTGAACGTCAGATCCGAGTTGGCCGCCTTGTTGCCTGTCTGGTAGTAGTGCAACGCCCAGATGTCATATGACCAGTCCCGCTCAACGCATCGCATCGCGACTTCGCGCCCGGCATCCTGTGTGCGCGTGATGACGTAGCCGTGCACACGATCGCTATCAGTCGATGAGCGAAGCAGGCCGGGCCACATATCCTGCTTGACGCCAAGCACCCACCACGGATAGACAACGGCCAACGGAGCCGCGGTTGTAATCACGCTCTCCAGTGCCGTCCTGATATCAAGATCCGTGTAGGTCGTCGACATTACCGATTCATCCTCACACGCGTCTGTCCGAGTATGCCGGCATAATCAGCGCGGACCTTGTCAATAGATGGCTGCACGTAAGGACGTGGCTTTATTAAGGGTGTACCATCAGCGCGATTGGTTCCAAGTTCTAAATATGCTGCATATTCAGCACCAACAGAAACAATGGCCTGAAGATCGCCATTCATAATGAAACCGATAGATCCCAATAATCCACCATAATCGTCCGCCGGCGCTTCACCGGGTGCAGATGCAATATGGACCGCCGTCCGCCCTCGACGATAGGCGCGGCCTGTCTTTGGCAGCGATATCAGGCGCTTCATCTCTCCGGTCATCGAAGCCGCCATTGCACGCAACACGCCGGAAGCCTGACCGGCAAGCTGCCGCGTCGCTTCGGGTGAGACTTCGACGTCATATCGCAATGGATCAGCCATTATCGGGCTCCGTGCTATTCTCTGCGGGATCGCAGGTAATGACCCAACCGCTGCCAAGCTGTGACATCGGCCGGATGTTCGTAATGCGGTATGCCTGCTGGCGACCATTCACGTCGACGACCACCTTTGCACCGGTGTGCAGGTTACGGTCGAGTGTTACGGTCGAGACCTCGCTACTCATCCAGATGCGCACCTGATTTGATTCGCTCTTGTTGTCGCGCTGAACGTGCCAGCCCTGTCGCGTCGTGAAGACCTCGATCTCTCCATCCGCTGGCGTCATCTTGTAAAACGTCAGGCTGGCCTGTTGTCCGTAGAGCGCACCGCGCATCAAATTGAGCGTTGACGATGTGAGCAGGTTCATCCGCGCACCAGCCTCCCGGAATGACAAAGACCGCTGATGAGCTGAGCCACCGCAACCGGCAAGCCCGACTCCTTCACCGATGGCGCATATTCGACCGTCACGCCGTCAGCCTGAAAGCGGCTGATTCGCTGCCCCTCGTTCGTCTCAAAGCCTTCAAGGTACGCAATCGCCAGCTCACACTGCGCATCTTTCACGACATCCGGGATCTCGGTCGATTCGTAGTACTCGCCCCAGAATCCCATCGAGAAATCATTGAGCCGCTGATTGGCCGTGCCGGTCAGCGCACTATCCTTCTTCGGCACCTCATACCGTGGCCACGCAAGGGTCTGCGTGCCGTCCACTTTTGAGCCGCGCCAGTTCTCGCGGTTGAGTCGGCGGGCTGCCATCATCAGGGCGCGGATCTTGTTGTCTGGCGTCGCCGCGTCAAATGCGTCCGCGTTGATTCGGTTGTTGTCGCGATATGTGGCAAACTCTGCCAGCGTCACATAGGACGTACTGGCAGAGCCTCCCACAGTGGTTATGATGTCGCTTGTATTCGGCATCGGTTATCACTCACCCCTTTGGACGTGGCTTCCTCGGCTTTCCTGGCATTTCTGGATCACCTCCCTCTGCCTCGATTGGCTTGTGGGAAGAGGCGTCATCGAGCACCCGCCAACCCATCGACTGCATCGACTCTGCCTCTTCGGGGTGGACATCGGCCGTGGTCGGCCCGCCGGGATGGGCGGGCTCTTCACGGTACATTGTGATCAGCTTGACTGACATAATCCCCCTCTACGGCTCTCTTACCCGATCAGCGTCGCGATGTGCGCCGGCTTGACAGCCTTGACACCCCACGCCATACCGACCTCATAAGAGATCTGACGATACTGGCGATAGAGTGCGACCTGGAAGGTCAGGTTCGACACTGGATCGGTGATCTCCGTCACGTCGTCCGCACCATCACCACCAGCCGGCATCGCCGGAGCGCGAGTGATCAGGTGCAGCGCGTTACGATGAAATGCGACGTTCGGCGTGTAGCTGTTACCGACCGCCACAGTATCGTTATCGACCCACGCCACGCGGTTACCCGGAGCGTTGATCACAACCACGCCACCAGTCAGCGCCGTACCGACAACATACTTGTTGGCGTCGCGGCCAGCTTGCGAGTTGGTGAGGATATCACCAGCCAGGATCGTTCCGGATCCAGTATCGACCGCGAACGACGTCGAACCGACCGGATAGCCTGCGACGAGGTTCAGCGCGTAACTGGCGCCTGAGCCCTTGGTGTGAACAGTGACGCCGGCTGAGTTGTGGAGATTGAGCCCCATAACTTCGCCGATCATACCCATTCGCAGGAACTCAGCTGTACCGGCCTCATTGACCTTGAAGAGGACCGACTGCTTACCGCGAAGATTGGACATCGCAGCGCCGCCGAGAACGAGGTGAAGATCGGTCTGAGGCGATCCGTTATCGTCGAGGATCTGACGAACGCCAGCGAAGTCGGAGAGGTCGCCGGCGGTGCCGAAGGGAGTAGTGCCGGCCGTACCGTAAGCACGTGAAGCGCCCTTATAGGCAGCGGCCCAGAGATCGGCCTCGATCTCGTTGACGAGAGTCCGCATCGCCTGAGTGAACTGGTCGCGAAGGACGTTCGCGAGCTGCGGCCGATCGCCATTCGAGAGAGTGGTCTGCTCTTCGCCGGTCCAGTTGAATGAAACCTTGCGCGACTTGCTGATCGTCATCGACCCGCTGCCAACCGTTATATCAGTACCGCTCGATGGAGTCGCCGCTGGAGTAATGTCGGCCGCGGTCATCGAGGGAACAACCGGATAGGTGATGGTCTGATTGAGCCCGGCCCGCTCCGCGGTGGAATTGCGGAAGGTTGCCGGAATGAAACCAGTGAGCTCACGGGAAACGGTATCCGCCGCCTCGTAGATCACCGGCAAGATGGAGCTAAGTGTATTTGCCATTCAGTTCTCCTGATCTTACTGATCTGTGATTGACCCGCCTCCTCTAATGAACTCCATTCGCTGCGCTGGTGAGAGTGCATCAAAGGACTTGCGGCTCATTGCTTTGGCGTTGCCGCCCGCTTTGTTGCCGTTTGACGCTCCGGAACCTCCCGTCCCTGACGCCTCGAACGCTCGACCAAAAATCGGATCATTGCGCATCTCCTCGATCAGATTCCTGATCGTAAATGGAGTGCCTTTGACATCAGCGATCCGTGGCTGGCCCTGAGCGTCAAGAACTCGCACGGTATAATCGCCGTCTTCCTCAAAGATCTTTACCCGCTGCATAACGTGCGGGAGAAGCAGGGCCGGTGTACCCTTGAGCTCAGATATGGCCGATGTGGCCTGAGCTTCAATCAGGGACCGCTCAAGCGCGTTCTGCATCATCGCCAGCTTGGCGTCGCGCTCTGAGATCTCCGCGTCATACTGACCCTTGTACTTTGACAAGTCGGCCTGCAACTGTTTCTTGAGCTGTTCCTCACGCGATGCCCAGTCGCCGGCCTTTTGCGCCTGGCGTGCCTCGAGCTCTTCACGTTCGGCGATCAGCTTCTGATACTGTTCGACATCGACTCCCTCGAATCCCTTGAGCCGCTTTTCCGCGTCCGCCTTTTGCCTTCGCTCAGTCTCGAGGGCTTTCTTCAATCCGCCGACTTCGTGCGCGAGTTCAGCTTGAAATACGAACTTCCCGTCCTGTTCAAGCAATGAAGAGCGCAACCATTCCGGCGCATCGTCTCTACTGTCAAATACCTGTTCGATTGGTGGCATCATCCCTCCCGGATGGTGATAGCGGCATCCCGCCGCGTTTGGTGATTACCCTGCCACAGTTGGCAGGAAAACTTTTTGCATTACCCGGCCTGACCACGATTGAAAGCGTCAATCAGCTGGCCGCCGATGTTGGCGGTATCAGCCTCGATGTTAAGCTTCTCCTGCTCGGCGTCGAAGTCCTCTGGCAGCTTGCCGGCCGCTTGGAAGACCGAGTAGATCGTGTCGAGTGAGAAAACCTTATTCGCGCCTTCGATCCAGACGCGCATCTCTTCCGGCGTCAACGTCAGGTCAGTCATTGTCGACCCAAGCGACACACTGCCCGCCTCGAGTCCTTCATAGGCCGCCGTATACTGCAACGCCAGTTCAAGCGCGTCTTGCAATGATCGCGCAGCGGTCGCCAAGTCGGACTCCTCCTTGACGGTGTTTAACATGTTCTCGGTTGCCGTCGCCGGTGCTGGCTTGTTGCCGGCAAGCAGGGACAGCCCAAGGACCGACATCTGCTTTTCGAGATGGTCGATGTCTGCCTTTGCCGCACCAAGCGCCGCGCCGGTCGTCTCGGCGAAGTCCACGATTCCATTCTGGCTGTCCACATCGAAGAAGGTGTAAGGACCAATGGCCTCGACCTTCCGATTGACGTCGCGGCCGCGGAACCAAAGAATTGGACGGCTGGCAATGTGCAGATAGGTTGAGAGATCGGAATACTTCTGATAATGCGCCAGATTGATCAATGCCAGGTCAAGCAGTGGTGGCTTGCTGGTCATCGCGCCTGTCTTGCGTGAGTAGCAGACTGAGACCGGAATATACGGCAGGCCGGTTG